TCTGGCGGCGCACAAAGGCGGGGCCGTGTGTTCTTTTTTCCATTTTTAAACCTCGCCTATGGTTGATTCTTGAGTGGCCTTGCAGGCCTTGTTTTCCGTGGCTTCCGTGGCATTACCGGAATCTCCCAATCCATTTCCGGTCAACCCGTGAATCATGGCAAAGCCACGCTGGTCTAGATGGGCGTGCCACTTCTCCAGGGCATCGCGTTTGCGGCTCATGACGTCCGACTGGATGTACACCTTCACGTTGTGACCCATGGCGTGATTGATCAGCAGCTCACCGATCAGATGGTCGATGCCGATGTCTGCCCAGCCGGTGCGAGCCACCTTGCGCAGGTCGTGACTGGTCCACTCGCCCTTGCCCAACCGGGTGAACACGGCACTGGCCTGGCCTTCACTGAGTGGCTTGCCATTGCGCGCCGGGAACACGTACTGGCCGTCGTACCCATTGGCGTACTGCCACTCGCGGTAACTGATCAGGATCGCGCACATCTGCTCGGTCAGTGGCAAGTGATGCTCGACGCCGGTCTTGGTGTGATCGCCGGGGATGAACCACTCACGCTCGGCCAGGCTGATGTGCGGCCATTGAGTTAACCGGCTTTCACCGATGCGCGTGCCGTGGCAGAGCATCAGCAGGGCCAGCATCGCGTCACGCGGGGCAGAGACGAACACATCGGCCAACTGCTCTAGCAGTTCAGGCAGTTGCACGCCGCGCAGCCGTGACGGCTTGATGCCAACCTTGGCCTTGGAGAAGTCGCTGAACTTGATGCCGGCCATGGGGTTGGAGGCGATCAGTTCCAGCTTGAAGGCTTGGCGGAAGGCCAGGGCCAGCAACTGGAACACCAGGCGCACGTAGTCAATGGACAGCGTCTCCTGCAGCGGCCACATCAACAGGCTGTCGAGGGTGGCCTTGTCGACGCTGGTCAGCGGTAGTTCACCCAGGCGCGGGATCAGGTGGCACTTGATGGCCGAGGCGCCGGTCTTCTTGCGCTTGCTCGACAGGTTGCGATCACGGGCCATACGTTCGGCGAACCAGTCCAGCAGCTCGCCAGTGGTGACCCACTTCGACAGGTTCGAGCCGGCACCGGCTTCCAGGCGCAGGCGAATCGCCGGCAGCGCCGAGATCACCTGTTTAGTGTTGAGGTCGGGGAAGTGACCGATGCGGTTCCACTCCCCCTTCACCACCAGGTACCACGATGCTCGATCACGGGCTTGTGTGAAGCGCAGGTACAGACCACGGTTCTCGATGTCGCGCAGGTTTCGCACGCTGGTGGCAGCCTGACGCTTGATCTCGGCATCGGTGATTTTCACTGGCGCGGTGCTCATGCAGCCCCCTTTACGGTAAGAATTCCGGCCCGGATTAGGCCTTCATGTGTTTCGGCAATGGCGCGCGGCATGTCCTGCCAGTCGATGTCGCCGGGGGCGCGGCCGTCGATCACGTCGTGACAGGCGCTGCATGCGTAAACCGCGACAGTGTCGAAGCCCTTCATGCCCATGCCTTTTTGCCCGCACGGCAAGTGCGCGAGGACGGTTGTTTCAGGATTGAAGTTACAGACCTCTGGCAGCCGGACGGTGCAGTCTTGGCCTCGCGCCGAATTGCGCAGCTTCTTCGAGCTCACTCGCATACGGGTTTCCCCGTGACGACGTCGACCACCTCAAAGGTGCCCGGCCACATCCACGATCCGTAGCGTTTTGCCATGGCCTCGTCGGCGAACAGAGCGAGCGCGTGATCAGGTGGAGAACTCAAATCGACCTTGAACGAGCAGCAGAACACTGCCCAACGATATGTCTCGATCTCAGGAACAGCCAGGCGGCGATCAGCCATGCTGGGCAACTCCTACAACACGCGGCGATGGCGTAAGGCCGAAGCGGCGTAGCAGTTGCTCGCGCGCAGACTGTCCATTGGCAGGAATCCCCATGCGCGAAACCTGAGCCTGCGCCACTCGCTCGGTCAGTTCACATGCCCATTCAATTGGGGCTTTGCTGCCGTCGTGACCAATGCCCACGGCGATATCCTCCAGCGGTAGCCCTTGGACGAGGCGACGGATCGTTATGTCGTAAGCCCGATCAAAAACCTTGCTGGCTTTTTCCGGGATCAGGTCACCGAGGTTGTGCATTTCGCACTGGAGCGCAGCGTGGCGCACGGCAACGTGGGACCAGGTACGCGCAGAGAAACGACTCGGGTGCGAATTCTCCAGCGCCTCGCGAAAAGCCTTATCGTGCGGCGGGATGCCCAGCATTTCTGGAGTCGGCTGACACCACTTGATGAACTTGCCGACGCTCGGGGCGAAGTCGCCGCCGATCTGCCGACAGTTCTGCAGACCGTAGCGGATCTGTTCCAGCTGGTTTATCCCGGCAGCAAGGAACGCTTTGATCCAGCTGCGCTTAGCGGCCTTGAGCGACTCATCATCCGGCCAAGCCTGTTTCCAAGCCGGGAAAATCGCCTGCAACTCCTTGAACAAAGCGTTCACGACGTCAGCTGTACCCGGCGGCAACTGCTTGGGCTGGACCAGCGTTACCGGCGGAAGGTTACCCATCGTGCTGAGCAATTGCTCGGTGCTGCGTGGCTTCTTGTTTTCCATCACAGATCTCCCAGATCGTTTGCCCAGCTCGTATCATCGAAATCTGGCGCCTTGCCCTGCCCCAAAGCCTTGACGCGCTCGCGCTGAACCCATTGCACCAGCCGGTGGCACCAGCCCGCCGATGTATCGACGGTGGCCGGCTTGGCAACGAAGAACCCCATGAAAGCCCGCACGGCTGCGTCAGGTATCGCATCAGCGGGAAGACGGGCGATTGCAATTTGATCCGACAGCGCTTTCTCGTTCGGTACCCAGGTGGCGAACATGGCGAAGCGCTGGCGGTCATCCTGCGACTCGCTGGCGGCGCTGTTCTGTTCGACGAGAGCGGCATCAATCTCGCGCTGCTGCAGCTGCTCTTCGGTTAATTGATGGTTAAGTGACGGATTGGGTGCAGCCGCTGCACCCCGTTCTGTCGTAGGTTGCACCCCGTTCTGTTCTGAACTGCACCCCGTGTCGTCATTTGCACCCCGATCAGAAAGGGGTGCAGCATTTGCACCCCGCAATAGTTGAAGGTCGTAAACGACTGGGCGGCGGTCGTGGCGATCAATGTGAACAGCGGCAATCGCCTGATTACCCTGCTTGATCAGGCCGGACTTCTCCAGGTCGTCAAGCTTGTAGCGGACGGTGCGCTCGGACAGGCCGGTGTCCTGGGCCAGAGTCGTCGCCGACGGGAAAGCGCCCGCGCCATTCGATCCGGCGTAGTTGGCCAGGCACAGGAGAACGTGGCGTGCGCTGGCATCCTTGAGAACTTGCGTGGGCAAAGACAGTGCCCATGACATTGCTTGAACGCTCACTTCGAGGCTCCGATATTCAGTTCGGCCAAACGGGCAAGGCCCTTGGGGGTAACGAGAGGATCGAAAGCGGCGCGATCCGCACCGGTTTCTGAGTCAGGCTTGAGAGCGGTTACCTTGTGGACCATGTGGCCCGAGGTGATTCGTGGCTGGTAGGCCGTCCAGCGCCCGGAGCCCTGACGGCGGAAGATCCACCGGTTCTGATGCATCCAGGCAAACAGCTTCGATGGCTGAACCTGCAAGTGCTTCGCTGCGTCGGAGATGCAGATCGCACCGCCGGCGGCGGCCAGACGATTAATGGCCGCAACCTTCGGCGCCTGATCGAGGATGACCAGACGCAGTGTTTGGTTGTCCTTCGCCTGATCAGCAGCAGCCTGCAGCGCCTCGGCGTAAGTGGCCGGGATCTGGAAATGCCCCGCCTGCGCTTCCAGTTCCTGCCAGCGATCAATGATCCGGGCACGCAACTCGACGCTGTAGCCGGAGACGACGACGAGGGTGTCGCGCTGCGATAGCAGGAACTCGCGATAGACCTGGCCGTTCTGCGGGTGGACATAGGGGGTGTCGTTTGAAGAAACGACACCCTTTGCGACCAAGGCGCGTATGGTTTTCAGCACGTTGTCGTGAGAGCTGCCGATCAGTTCGGCGATCTCTCGCGAGGACATGTGTCGCGACACGTTTTGCGATTGGCGAAAACGTGTCGCAGGAATTGGGGTATTGCCGGGGGTGACGTTCGTGTTCATACTGGCCCCTCAAGTTTGTTGTTTGAATAAGCCGGTCTAGCCACCGGCTTTTTTTCGTCTGCGTTTTTTTACTGTATGGA